GTCGCATGGCTATGGGTGCTGATTACCTAAACCCAGCTGCTGCTGTTGAACTATATGTTGGAACATCTGCTCCTTCTGCATTCTAATTTATACATTTATCGGGGACCTTCGGGTCCCTTTTTTTTTATCTATGGCTACCACAACAATACAACCCGATACCGAACTATCCGCAGTTAACTCAATCTTGGGTAGCATAGGTCAATCACCCTTGACTACGCTTAATTACAACAACCCTGAAACAGCTTTTGTTTATAACTTATTAGTAGAAGCAAACAAGGACGTTCAAGGTGAAGGATGGCATTTTAATACTGAGGATCATATACTTGTTACCCCAGATGCAACAACAAAATATATAGAAGTCCCTAGTAATTATCTACGTTATGACATACATGATGCACACATAGATAAGTCTAGAGATTTAGTAAAAAGAAATGGAAGACTATACGACAAGGTAAATCATACAGATCAATTTGAAGATGATCTTTATCTAGACGTTGTTACTCTCTATCCATTTGAAGACGTACCACCAATATTTCAGAGATACATAATTTCTAAAGCTGCTGTTCGTGCAGCTACACAGCTTGTTGCCAACAGAGAATTGGCTGCACTTTTACAAGTACAGGAGCAAGCTGCTAGGGCAAATGTTCTCGAATATGAATGTAATCAAGGTGATCACTCCTTTATGGGCTGGCCGCATGAGACATCATATAGACCTTATCAACCTTACAGAGCACTACAAAGATAATGGCAAGTGTTACTCAAACAATACCTACACTGACTGGTGGTTTATCTCAACAGCCAGATGAACTTAAGATTCCTGGACAGGTCAGTGTCGCAAATAATGTGATCCCTGACGTAACACATGGTTTATTAAAGCGTCCAGGAGGGAAGCTAGTCGGATCACTTAGTGATAATGGAACTGCTGGTTTAAACTCACAAGCTAACGGTAAATGGTTTTCATATTATCGTGATGAATCAGAAAGTTATGTAGGTCAGATCTCTAGATCAGGCGATATAAATATGTGGAGATGTAGTGACGGTGCAGCAATGACTGTTAACTATGACTCTGGTACTGCTACTGCATTAGTCAACTATTTAACTCATACTGATGACGAAGATATACAAACCTTAACTCTTAATGACTACACCTTTATAACTAACAGAACTAAGACAGTATCAATGTCTACGACTATTGAACCTGTTAGACCTCCTGAAGTGTTTATAGATTTAAGAGCTACATCTTATGCAAGACAGTATTCAGTTAATTTATTTGATACTACAAATACAACACCTGTTAATACAGCTACAAGGATTAGTGTTGACCTAGTTAAGTCAAGTAATAACTATTGCCATACTGATGGTTCACTTCGCAGTCGAGCAAATAGAATAACTGATAATACTAGATGTGATGACACAGCTGGAGATGGTAGAGACGCATATGCACCAAACGTAGGAACTAGAATATTTGATATTGATGATGGAGCTAGTCTTACAGATGAAGCTTTATCTGGAAATCATACGTACACAATTGATGTAAAAGCTTCAAATGGTAGTTCAGTAAATAGAGGTAAGAATCTTTATTTTAGAATTAGAACTATAGGTCAATCAGTTCCTTTTACAACTGGTTCAGGTGAATCCCAAGAAACTACATATCAAGCTAGATACACCACTACTTTTGATCTCCTTTATGGTGGTGCTGAATGGCAGCAAGGTGACTATTTCCATGTATGGATGGATGACGGATACTATAAAGTCACTGTTGAAAAAATTAGTACTACAAACGTACAAGCTAACTTAGGTTTAGTCAGACCAAACCCTACACCTTTTGATACTGAAACAGCAGTTACTGCTACAAGTATTCTTGGAGATATAAGGTCAGGAATATTAGGAACCAGTTATGGAGGAACTAATACTTTATATGGATTTAGAGATGACTCTGCTAATGGTTACGAAGTAAAAATGATAGGTACGGGTTTATATATAACTCGACCTACAGCTCAAGGAACATTTAACATAACAGCTCCTTCTAGTGACTTACTTAAGGTAATGTCTAATCAGGTTAAGAACGTGGATGATTTACCATCCCAATGTAAGCATGGATATGTTGTGAAAGTTGCTAATAGTGAAGCTGATGCTGACGATTACTACGTTAAATTCTTTGGACATAACGACAGAGATGGAGACGGAGTATGGGAAGAGTGTGCAAAACCTGGCAGAAATATAGAATTTGATAAAGCTACTATGCCTATCCAATTGGTTAGACAGGCTAATGGTACATTTACTATTTCACAAGCTACTTGGGAAAATGCTGAAGTTGGTGATTCTTTAACCAATCCAAACCCATCATTTGTAGGAAATAAAATTAATCAATTAGTTTTCTTTAGAAACAGATTAGTTTTCTTAAGTGATGAAAACGTAATCATGTCAAGACCTGGCGAGTTTTTTAACTTCTGGTCTAAGACTGCTACAACATTCACACCTCAAGACGTTATAGATCTTTCATGTAGTTCTGAATATCCAGCAATGGTTTATGACGGTATTCAAGTTAATGCTGGCTTATTGTTATTTACTAAAAATCAGCAATTTATGCTGACTACAGACAGTGATATTTTAAGTCCAGAAACTGCAAAATTAAATGCAGTAGCTTCTTATAACTTTAACGAAAAAACTAATCCTGTATCTCTAGGTACAACAGTTGCATTCCTTGATAATGCTAATGCATTTTCACGATTCTTTGAAATGTCTAATGTTGTCAGACAGGGTGAACCAGATGTAGTTGATCAAAGTAAAGTTATCTCAAGACTATTAGATAAAGATATAAGTATCGTTTCAGTATCTAGAGAAAACTCAGTCGTATTTTTTAGTCAAAAAAATTCTGATAATATTTATTGTTTTAGATATTTTACTACTGGAGATAAAAGATTATTACAGGCTTGGACTACTTGGAAAGTAACAGGAAATATTCAATATCACTGCATGTTAGATGATGCTTTAGTTGTTATTACTCGAAATAATAATAAAGATCAGATGATTAAATATTCTCTAAAACTAGATGATAATGGACATTTTGTAACTGATACACAAGATACTGTCAGCACTGATGATGATATTATTTATAGAGTTCATTTAGATCATTCATCTTCTGTCACAGCAGCTGCTAATACCTACAACTCTACAACTGTAAAAACTACAATTCCAAAACCTAATGGTTATGAAAGTACTAAACAATTAGTCGCTTATGACACTGATGCTGGGAATGATTTAGGTAGGTATGCATTAATAACTGTCAATGGTTCTAATCTAGAAATAGCTGGAGACTGGTCTAATAATACTTTTGTTATTGGTTATCTATATGAGATGGATGTACAGATTCCAACTTTCTATACGACCCAACAGGTAGGTGACAAGTACAGATCTGACAATAAAGCATCGTTAATTATTCACAGAGTTAAATTTAGTTTTGGACCTCTTGGAGTGTATTCAACAACGATACAGAGAGGAGGCAAACCAGATTACACTGAAACGAAAGAATTAGGATTAGCTGGATTTGTAGGTGCTAATAGATTACCTATTGTTTCTGAAGTAGTAGAGACAGTTCCTTGTTATGAGAGAAATACAAACTTAAAAGTAAACGTTAAATCATCACATCCCGCACCAGCCACATTGTATTCATTGGCATGGGAAGGAGATTATTCAAATAGATTCTATAAACGTGTCTAAATTTATTCACCCAGTTACAAAGGAAGCTGCATTAACTGTGGCTTCCAATCTTTTACCAGATGACCGTAGGGAAGTTGAAGAGGGTCATGGACATGATCCTGTTAAGATAATTCCACTTTGTGCCGCGTATGGCGATAGTGTATATTTTACAGTTCCCAATGGTGACTTAGCCGGAGTAGCCGGCGTACAAGAAGATGGCAGAATCTGGATGCTATGTACACCCGCTATTCATAAGTACCCACTAACTTTTGCAAGAGAAGCTAAAAGATATGTGGAAAGTAGACAAGAGAAGTTGCTTTGGAACATCGTTGATAAACGAAACAAAGTTCATATAAAACTACTCAGATTCCTGGGGTTCAAATTTTTAAGGGAATTAAAACACGGACCTAATAATTTATCCTTTATGGAGTTTTGCCGTGTGTTTAGGTAGTGCAGCTAAAGCTGCCAATGAAAATGCTCGTAGAAGATATAAATACGAGAACGAAAGAAGAGAGCGTAGATGGATGCAAACTATATCCATTTATAATGCTCAAAAAATTAAATATCAAGAAGATGTAGCAAACGCTAATCTTGGTTCAGCACAAACTATAGTTGATCAGCAAGAACAGATGGATCTTGCTAGAGGTGAAGCTCAACTTAAGTACGAAGATTTATTTAGAAATTTACAAAAAGATAGTACTTACGGAAAATTAGTAGCTGCTGGTCGAACAGGTCAATCTACTAGAAGAAGAGCGACTATGGACTATGCAAAGTATGGTCGAGATGTTTCAAAAATTGCTAGAAGCTTGGTATTAAATGATAGAGAATTAGCTAAAAAATCTGCTAAACAACTTGCTGCTTATAAATCAATGAAAGATCAAGCATTTACAAAAGTTGCATTCCAACCAATACCAGATGTTGCACCTCCACAACCTGTTATGCGTAACGTTGGAGCTGAAGCATTTATGGGAGCTTTGTCTATTGCCGGACAAGTAGCCGGAATTGGAAACGCATTCGGAGCATGGGGTAACTGATAATGAAATATCAAGGGTTTATTTTTAATGAAGCTACAGATTGGGCTACAGGTTTAGAAGACAGTTATACGTCTGTTAATGAAAGCTATGACAGGCGTGAAAAATTAGAACAAAAGAATGATGAAACGCGTTTAAAAAATGCGGAGGTATTAGAAAAGCTACCGGAAGAAATATTAAGTACGGTAAAAACATTGGCTCCCGCCATCAAAGCTCTTAATAAAAAACGAAGAGATGAGATGGAAAGAAAGGGTTGGGATGATCTGGGTGATGAGAAAGTAAAAACGTGGCAACCAGCTTTAGAATCAATAACAAAAATTGGAGAACTTGAAAATTTTGTAAGTGGTAAAGCTCTTAAGGATGGAGATAATGTAACTCTTCAAACTATGGATTGGAGTGGTGCTGAATTTCTTAGAGCACAGCTTATGTCTATTAGGCATTTACAATATAGTTTACCAGGATCTTTACAAGAACATTTATTAACTAAATACCCTACACCCGCTCAAGATGTAGCTGAGTTTCAAAAAAGATATAAAGAATGGGAAACAGGAATTTTAGGAAATATGGCAGATCGTGGTCTTGATACCAGATTTGTTAAAAGTCAACTAAAAGAAACTTTCGATACTTTAAGAAATACTCATAATACAAACGAGAATAATAAACTTACTAAACTGAATTACACTATTACCAAAGGTAAAATGGTTGCTGAGTTTGTAGCAGCCTTTAATAGTGATAAGCCAGTAGAAGCTTTTGCAGAAAAAACTAAGTATTTTAGAGGTTATTTTATTGAGGAAGATGGGTCAGTCAATATGGCAAAAGTCAATAGATCCTTTTTAAATTTAGGAATAATGGCTGTAGATGCTGGTCTTGTAAATCCAGATAAATTTGAAAGTGTTTTATTAGGACCTAACTTCGCTAAAGGTGATAATAAAAATAAAGCATTATTAGATAAGCTTGGTTATGGCCCCGAATATTCTATATGGGCTTCAGACATACTAACTAGACTAGAAACAGCTAAGTCAAAAATATTTCAAAATAAGCAAACAGAAAATGACAATTATGGCAAACAGTATGAAATAGATCTGAGAAAATTAAATGGTCCAGATGGTGAGATGACTAAAGCACAGATAGTGAATTATATCTATACAAATCCAGAAACTAAGTGGGATCATAGGAGAGGAAATATTCCTCAAAGCGTTCTTAAGATGATATCTGCAGAAGCTGGTGATGATGCTGAGTGGTTACCAACAGTTCAAAAAAAAGCGAAATTAGGATTATTAACTGTTGAGGATGTTATGAAATTAGAAGACATCAATTTAAGAAGACAGTATATGCCGGCTGCTACTGCTGGTAATAACTTTGGAATGGATACAACTACTAAAGCTTTAATGAATGAGGCTATTCCAATTTTAGCTACAGGTTACACACAAAGTAAAGACGCTAATAATAGAAGCGAAAAGTGGGTAAATGTTAAACAGCAAGCAGAATTGGCTTATCCAAGTATTTTTGCAAAGCTACTGAATGATGGAACAGCAAGTTCACCATCTGATGCTCATGGCAAAACTATGGCTATTTTAAAGGAAAAAGTTTACAACGGAGATTTTGATAAATGGAGTCAACAAAGTTCTAATACTCTTAAATTACTTAGTGCTGCTGAGTATATAAGAATGGATCACAACAAATTAAGCGAGATAAAAGATGCATTTAATAATAATACATATAATAAAATTCTTCCTGGATTTGAAGATGAAATTAAACAGGCTTTAGAATTGCCATCTGGTTCTACACAAGTCCTTCCAGCTTTTAAACAACTTGGTAAAAGATATGGTATTTATGGCGGAGTAATCCAACATAACCAAGTAACTCTTGCGAAATTATTAAAAGGTGAAAAAGAACCAATCAAATCTGAAGTTGTACTAGCCTTTGAAAAATTACCTAAAGATCAACAGGAATTATTAAGTAAATTTACAACACAATCAAAACTCGCTAGAGCTAAATTCTTAGCATTTAAAAAGACTGGTGAAGGAGAGGAAGAAGGAACTATCACTTGGTTAGAGATGCAGACTATTCACCCAGATGTAGCTAAGTTTATATATCAACAAGAGACAGGAAGAGATGATTATCCTGTAACTCCAACGTTAGGTAAACTTGAACTACGTAAAGGTGATTGGAAGAAACTTCCTGGAGCCACTCGAATTGGCTATACCGTATGGGATGGTAAAGAATGGAAATATAGTAGTAGTCGTGGTAAAAAGAACCAAGAATGGATAGGTGGTGTTGAAGACTATAAAGATGTCGATGGATACTACAAACCATTTGAAGGTACAAGTAACGATCTAACTACTACATTCTTTGGTGGAGATGAACCAATCAACACCGCAGAAGAAGGTGGTCCTAAAGTTGGTGACTGGTACAAGGTTACAAACAGAAACATAGGTGTTATGGATATCGGTGATTTAGCCGGTGGAGAGAGTAAACCTTATGTTATATGGAACGGAAAAGAATGGGTCTATAGCGCAGTGAAGGGTAAAACCCCTAATGAGTACCAAGGTCCTCAACCACTAAGCAAAATTGACGAAGAAGAAGAATTTATTAAAAAACAAGCACAAAATTACTAAGGTAAATTATGAGTTCTGATTATCAGATTGATATAGATACTCAGGCTCTTGATGATATAGAGCTTGATTTAAAAACACAAGCTGACGAAGAAGAGAAATACAAAGCTCTTCAACAACAGCAAGAAATTGAACTACAGCAACAACAGGAACAAGCTCAAGCTGAAATTGATGATCCTAGAAATGCAGAAGGTGGTGGTGGTATTAGAGGAGTAGCTAAAGAAATTGGAGCTGCCCTTGGTGGTGGTATTCAAGATACAGCATCCTCTATCGTTACTCTTCCAGAAAGAGCCATTGATATGTTCAGTGGTGAAATGGAAGTAGAATCACAAACTGACGAGGGTTACAACGCTGAATGGGATGACTGGTTTGTTGATGAAGACAATCCAATAGAAACTAAAACATGGTGGGGAAGTGCTCTACGGAGTCTTGTTCACTTTGGTACTTTAGTCCCAGCTAGTTTAGTTGCTTTAAAAGCTGCCGGATTAGGTGCTATTGGTACTGGTATCGGTGGTGTTACTGGTTCATTAGTTAGAGGTGCAGCTATTGGTGCTACCTCTGACGTTATATCTAAATATTCACAGGAAGATAACGGTCTAGCTATTTTAAGAGATCGTTATAACTTTATTGATACTCCTCTATCTACTCAAGAAGAAGATCACCCTGCCATGAAGACATTAAAGAATGTTGTAGAGGGTATGGGTATTGGTGCTTTATTTGATGGAGTGGCAATTGTATTAGGTAAAGGTGTTAAAAAAATAAGAGGTAAAGGCAAAAGCCAAGTAGTTACCGATGGACAAGAAGACGCATTTAACAGAGCTATCCAAAGAGAGCAAAACGTTAATGAGCAGATAAGTGAAAAAGCACAACTACAAGCGCAATCTTTAAGACCTGATCAATACGGTGGTTATAAAAACAAACCCGTAACTGATTCTTGGCAAGCTGCTCCAACATCAAATGGAAAAGCTGGTGATGTTTATTATCAACGTAAAAGAATAGCTACTGATTATGGTTCCAGTAATGGTTCAACAGATTCATTACATACACCAGTACAGGTAGAAAGAACTGCAATGAGTGCTGATATGGCACAGGCAGAAGTCGAGAGAGTTCTTAAAGATTTTATGTCTGACGATAGGATTCAGGCTGAGATTGCAATCGCTAAAAAAGAAGGAACTTCTCTTGCAGAGAAATGGGGGTATGCAGCTGAAAAAGCTAGAGAAATGCTTGAAGGTAGAAATTCAACTGATTTAACCACTGAGGAATTTTGGAGACAATTTGATGTCGATATGAACCGTATTGATGGTAAGGAAGTTTGGAAATCTGCAAACGTTGTAGCTGCTGATTTAATTGTTGGTTCGCTTATGCGAGAGATAAGAGATATAGGTATTGCAAGTAGAGAACTAATGGATATCGCAGATATCGCAGATGTTGATGGTCCATCTCGTGCAATGTATGAAAAGATAATTGCTGGTTTAACTCAGATTAAATTATCTAAAGCAACACAATCAGCTGAATTTAGAGGATTAGGTGCAAGGGATGTAAAAATTGAAGTCAATAATTTTATTGATGAAACTAAAAATGCTTGGCGAGTAGCTATGCAAGCAGCTGGTTCAGATGCTGACGATAGTTTATTTAGAGCTATCCATGAAGTTATATCTATGTCTGATGAAATACATAACTTAACTGACTTTGATAATTGGGTTAAAAAAACTTTAAAAGGTGGTTATTTTGGTGGTCGTAAAAAGACTGGTGTATTAACTAAAGAACTACAGGGCATGATGATTAATAGTGTTCTTAGTGGACCTAAAACTCCAGCAAGAGCAATTATGGGTACTGGTACAGCTACGTTCTTAAGACCATTTTCACAAGTATTAGGTGCGACATTATCAGGAGATAGAACTACTCAACGTGCTTCTCTCGCTGCAATGAACTCAATGATTCAAACGATACCTGAAGCATGGACATTATTTAAAAGTAAATTAAATTCTTACTGGTCAGGAGATGTTTCTAATATCAAAACTAGATATTCTGAATATTCTAAAGAAGCTGAAACTTGGGACATACTTGGTGACTGGATAGAAAATAGTGGAGAAGCAAGCTTTGGTGATAAGGCTGCATACTATACAGCGAACATGGCTAGAGCTATGAATAATAATTCTTTCTTCACTTACTCCACAAAGATAATGCAAGCTACTGATGAAACATTTGGTTTCATATTAGGTAGAGCAAGAGCTAAAGAAAAAGCTATGCGCTTTGCAATGAATCAAGTTGATGCTGGAGAGATTACAGACATAACTCCAGAATTATTGAAAAATGCAGAAAATAAATTCTATGCTGGCATAACAGATGCTGAAGGTAATATCACAGATGCTGCTACTTTATATGCAAAGAAAGAAGCTACTCTTACAACTGACTTAGAAGGATTTGCAAAAGGTTTACAAGATGCATTTGAAAAAGCTCCATGGGCTAAACCATTCTTCTTGTTTGCTAGAACCGGTGTAAACGGTTTAACACTGACTGCTAAACATACTCCAATAGTTAATTTATTTGTTAAAGAATTTAATGACATTCGATTTGCTACTCCTGATAACTTAGGAGAGGTAGCTAAGTATGGTATTAAAACAGCTGAAGATTTAGCTAATGCTAAAGCTCTACAGTTAGGAAGATTAGCAATGGGTGGTTCCATAATATCAATGGCATCTATTCACTTTATGAATGGAGGTCTTACTGGTAATGGACCAGCTGATAGAAAGAAAAGGCAGACATGGATTGATGCTGGATATAAACCAAGAACTATAAGTATTGGTGGAGTACAGGTTAGTTATGATTCATTTGAGCCTTTTAACTTACTACTTTCAACTGTTGCTGATATTGGTGATCACAGTCAATTAATGGGTGAAGAGTGGACAGAAGATAACCTTCAGAAAATGGCTGTAGTAGTTATGCAAGCTGTATCAAGTAAATCTTATTTAGCTGGTATGCAACAGTTTGTAGATCTATTTGCTGGAAAACCTGGAAGTTTTGAATCCATTGTTGCTGGATTAGCTAACAACACAATGCCTATGTCATCTCTAAGAAATGAAATAGGTAAGGTATTAAATCCTGGAATGAAAGAACTTAATTCTGGTATATGGCAATCAATAAGGAATAGAAACCAATTTGCAGAAGGTTTAGATCCGGAAGGAGGGTTGCCTACTAAATATGATTTATTGAATGGTAAACCTATAAGAGACTGGGATTTTCCTACTCGTATGTTTAATATGTTTAGTCCTTTTTCTATTAATTTAGATCAGGGTGCTGGTAGAAAACTTTTATTTGAAAGTGGTTATGACATGCGGACATCAGTTTACTCATCTCCAGATGGGATAGATCTAAGTAAATCACCACGTCTAAGATCGATGTTCCAAAAAGCTATTGGTGATCAAAATCTTGAAGCTAAATTAAATAAATTAGCTAAAGATCCTAGAGTTCTTGCATCCATAAAAGCTATGCATAATGATAGAAACTCAGGAAGAAGAGAGATGGACCCAATGGCGGGTTATTTACACAATAAATTAATTAGACAAATATTTTTTGATGCTCGAAGAAAAGCATGGGCACAAATTAAAAATGATCCAGAAGCAATAAAATTATATGCAGAAGATAAGAGACTTAACGTACAAAATAATCAATCTTTAAGTAGGACTAGAAACTATATAGACCCTACAGATATTTATGGAGCAGTAGTTCCATACAGATAATCCACTCGCCAACTTAATAACCAAACGTTTGTAAATACAAATGGCGACAACTGAACATTTTTATACAGGCAATAACTCCACAACGAGTTTTGCCTTTACATTTCCATATTTAGCAAATAGCGATGTCAAAGTAGAACTTGACAACGTTGTAAAAACTGAAAACTCAAGTGGTCAAACAAACAATGACTACACCATAAACAATACAAATATTGTCTTCAACACTGCGCCAGGATCTGGTGTAAGCGTACACATATATAGAAGTACCAACGTAGATACAGCACAGGCAACTTATGCTGCTGGATCATCCATACGTGCTGTTGACCTTAATAACAACCAAACACAGGTTTTATATTCTTCACAAGAGCGTGAAAATCAACTTATAAGAGAAACAGATTTAGCTGACTCAATAATAACTTCAGCAAAAATAGTTGATGGAGGTATTGCAACAGTAGATTTAGCAGACAGTCTGATAACAACTGCAAAGATTAATGCTGCCGCAGTTACTGGAGCTAAAATTGCAAATGATCAAATAAATTCTGAACACTATGTAGACGGAAGTATAGATGAACAACATATAGCAAACTCAGCAGTCACATCAAACAAGATTGCAGACAATGCAGTTACAACTACTGAAATACTTAATGGTGCGGTAACTAGAGCAAAACTAGAATCTGACATTATTGATGGAACTAAACTAGCAGACAATGCAGTTGATTCTGAGCACTATACAGACGGTAGTATTGATACTGCACATATCGCTGATTTAAATATAACTAACGCTAAAATAGCTGACTCTACAATAACGGGTAGCAAATTAGCAGCAAATACTGTAGACGTTGGTCATATAGCTTCTGATGCTGTAAGAACCCCAGAGATACAAGATTCTGCTGTAACAACTGCTAAAATTGCAGCTAATGCAGTTACCTCTGCAAAGATAGCAGATGATGATT